TAGGTGAAGATAGTGTTATTGGTGCTACCACATTCACGACGGCGTACGGCGGTTCATTAGGTAATGACCCGCTTGATGCGTGCGTTGGGGTTGTGGAAGGTACCATCCAGGATGTCATTCGCTTTGCTCAATTAGAAACTATGCGAGTAATGGATGATGCGAGGAGATTAGAGATGGTCGGAGGTATAGTTGGTGGACAACACTTCGACCCAAGAAAGCCTTTCCCGAAAACGTGGGAAATTGCAGGTGCACAGCGTCCAATTGTCGATGCCGGTATTCGTATGTTCTGGGAAATTGTTAGGCCTCGCCTAGTACTTTACTCAGACCCATATACCAAGAAAGAGATTGGAGGGATGTTTCGTGGCGATTCATCTTTTCTTAAGACAGCTAACAAGAAGAAGCCTTTACTTAGAAAGGTCTCGATACCGACTAGAAAAACAGGAATGATGGGTGACACATGGCGTACCGAGGCTAAAGGAACGATTGCCGGCGGTGACCTGATATGCCATTATGACTGTAAGATGCTACTGCTATATGCACCACCGGACGACGTTCTGGGCGCATGTTGGGCCCTTTTTAAAGGTGTGATGCCTACTAGAAGGCAACTCGAAGTAGCAAAGGCATCTTCGGGGACGAGATCTAAGTTGAGCGCGTTATGGAGAAAGATACGTGAAGGACTTTCGAATTGCATGAACCCGATCACAGCCGGTCGTGATTCTCGTTTTGTGATGAGGAATAAGTATTGGAAGGCGCAAATTGCTGAGGCGACTGAGAGACAAGAGTCGCTACGCAAGGAGTATAAGGCAGCAGGGGACGACGTCCGTAATATTATTATTGCAAGGGACAAAGAACTGTTGGAGCTTGATAAGAATTACGTTGTAAAGGACCCTTCGGAGTCCGTCGCTATGGGGTTCAAGACCGTCTCAGTTAGGAGACGTGAGCCCGGGAGGAGGACAGTACCGTCTGATGACAGTACGACGAATGGAATGGATTTCGCTAGTGAATCTACACCTAGTCGTGCTGATGAGGACGACGCGATGGATTTTGGATCGGGGGTCTAGGACAACTAGGCGTTCGTGGCGGTGTAATTGATGAAGGGGATATAGAATCAGTGCGTACTATGACGACCATTAGGTCTGAGTCACGCCCTGATTTTAGGTTGCCGGATTATAGTATCCATTCATCTGAATTAAAGAAGAAGAGTGCCTCCAGGCAGTTTAGGAGGAAGTTCCGTGGTCTGAGACTCCACGGAAAATCTTCAAAGTTAATTTACCGCCACCAACAACCCGAGACTGCCAATTCAGCGTGGTACGAGGAGTATACAAATGAAATCGATAACCTTATTTGTAAGGAACTGCCAGACTATAAATATCTTGAGTATCGTCCACCCGAGATGTCTGACATTGATGAACATCTGATGGGGTTCACGAAGAATACTCTGATTGAGAGGCCCTCTGTGACCTTGGACATGTCGGCGGCTGTGTGCGTGCTGGGACATGTTCTGGATTATAAGAGTGCCCCTATTTCAGGGTGGTTTTCGTTAACCCGATTGGTGAGCATCAAGGTTGGTAGGACATTCCCCGGTATTGCATACCGGGCGGCAGGGTTTAACAGTAAGGAAGACGCATGGCATTTGGCCGTACCGCGAGTGACGGAGATAATGAAAGAATTTGAAAATAGCGGTGCTCTGCCAGGTCAGAGTATTTGTAAAATAGGATGTAGGGGGAAGATAGTGGATGTTCGGCACAGGACAGGTAAGAAGGAGGGTCGTCTTATTCTAATGCCCGATCTAGACTATCATCTCTTCGCATCACTCGCATCTAAGTCCTACACGAGGATTTTGCGAAATTTCCGCCAGGATATTGGTGGAATAATGGTGGGTATCGGCCCGTATCATGGTTGTTGGCGCAGGCTCGGCAACTATCTTAAGGGTGCGACGACCTACACGATGATAGACTTCAGTGGTTTCGACCAATCACTGCCAGGCTGGTTAATACGTACTGCATTCAACTTTGTAAAGAAAAGTTTTGTGCCGGCTACGGCTTATGACAGTAACTACTGGGATTATATGTACAATAATCTAGTTGAGACATTAATTGCTTACCCAACCGGGGCTCGGTCCGGTGTTTAACTCCCAAATGGACATGGTATATATGTCCCATTCGGATTCCGCAACCAGGGATCTGCAAAGGGGGTCCTGGACCTGAGTCTGATCCTGCGCAGCAAGGCCAGTATATGCAGGAG